TAATTTCTATGTCACTCATTGGAGTCCGTCCTTCTGGGTTGTTCCATTGGGAATATTTAATTCCCTATATAGATGTTCATTTCATTACATAGGGGGTTGCTGTTGCCCCTGTGCAAGCAATAATTGCAAGATTTCAGGCGGTAAACCTTCTAGCCCTGCGGGTCCTTGTGGTGGCAAACCTTCTGGTGGCATACCCTCTAGAGGCATACCCTCCATGCCTGGTGGCATACCTTCCATCCCTGGTGGCATGCCCTGTGGTGCCATTTCTTCTGGCGGTGGAGGTGGTGCCTGCAAGAATTGTGCAGCATTTTTTACCCCAAAGCCAGTAGTAAGCACATATTCTGCCAACTTTGACATATTGACAAGACCAGCTTGTGCAAATGGTTGCATTGCCGAAACTATCTGAAGTGCCATGTCTCGACGGAAAGCCTCGTTGCGAGGAGCAGTTGAGCCAGCCTCCACGCTGTAGTCAAACTCACCAGCAATGTAGTCACGGTCAAAGGTCAACCAAACTGGGGCTGATTCCGTACCAACGATACGAACTGTCTGTTCTCCAGTGAGGTATTGCTGGGCAAGCATGATGAGGTTGGCTGCACAGCGAGCAATGGCGTTCTCAATGTTGACCAACTTCTCGGCAACACGAGCATTTCCTGCTTCGGCAATGATGGATGCTTCACGGGCTGTTCTCGTTGTCTCTGGAATAGCGCCACGCTGGTACTCAGAAACGCCTGACACACGGTCAATGTCGTTTTGGATAAGTGCAGACTGATTGTAGAACTCTGGTGGGTTAATCAATGCAGGCATTGGAACGACAACATTGTTTAGGTTTTCAGAACCCTTAACTGGCACGATTACGTTGTCATCATCCGAGGCAAGCATCTGGCGACCAAAGTCGTCAAAGGCAGACTCAAGAGCCAACCACTTACGGCTGTAACGCTTACGGTGGTTCATCATCTGTGTACGGGTTTCGTTCAACTCGTACTGCAATGGCTCAATCGCTTCTAGTTCACCCATTGGGTAGAAGAAGCCAGGAATGTCGTAGTTACGCAACATAAAGAATGGATGACCAAACACATATGGCATCTTGACTGGCTTGATAAGGAACTTGTCTCCAGAGTCAGAGAACACGGACATCTCGCCTGTGTTGATGTCGTAGTACTCATAAATGTCGGCATATGCGTCTTCTTGACCAGAAACTTCTGTTGTATAAAAGTTTGGTGTTGTTCCCGCATCGCCATAACGATTGTACGAAGATGCACCAACATCTTTGCGAGCAGAATAATCGTATCGCTGGTCGTTCTTAATATCTTTTACTGTGCGACGAGTTCTCTGAGCAATCCACCTTACATTGTCCATTGATGTTGCATCTGGGTCAACATACATATCAAATGGGTCAACGCGCTCAAGGAATGGTCGGTCTTCTCTAATAATGAAGTCTGATTCAACATCGTCTGTTGTTTTGTTCGGGTCGGCTGCTTCGTCTGCGTTGTCATCAATGTCTTTTAATTTTTCTTCCTCAACGAAGCGATAACCAGTCTTTACCCAACCGTGACCAAGAATCAAATAGTCCTTAACGGCTAGTTGGAACTGTGGTTGGCATTCGTAATGTTGCCACCAATAGTTAATAATTGATTCAGTTACAACGGCTTTGTCGCCATCTTCTGGGCGGCGTGGATTCACATTAATCTTTGGACGACCAATAGCAACTGATGGTGCAAGGGTGTTAATCGTGGAGAAGGCAATGTTTACAAGGAGTCTATCTCCTACTGCTTGACCACGGTACTGACGACCACGGTAGAGGTTAATCATCCGTTGCCATAGATTGTCGTAACTTTCGTTCTTGCGCCAGTTACGTGCGTAATCTAAGCGTTTTCTATAACTTGAAAGTCTGTCTGCATTACTTTGACGAGCCATTTAACAATCCCACTTCTTTAGTGCCAGAGCCTTACGGGTTGGCTTTCCTTTTGAGTCCTTCATTGGTCCTGGATTACCACTCATGCGAGCACAAAATGATTTGCGTCGAGCAGCCGCTTTAGGTGATGCCTTAGCCTGCTTTGCTGACACAGGTGGTTTTAGATTCATGCCTTGTGCTTTTGCTGATGCGCGACCTTTAGCATTCAATCCACCAGTAGGGCTTTTGCCCTCTTTGCGTTGCCAAGCCGGAGTTTTTGCCATTACTTCTTTTTCTTTTTTGCCGCGTTCATGTTGTCAACGAGGTTTGGGTATGGACGACCAGCAGATTTGGCTGATGCTTTAGCCTTTGCTTTCTGCGCTGCAGTCAACGGAGTTGATTTCTTTTTAGGATTCTTTGTATCCCAAACAGGCTTCGTCGTTGATTTCATTGGTGTGTACTTTGGGTTTGCTTTCACTATTTATTTGACCTTGCTAGTGACGCGGTAACAACTGCATCTCCGCTTGTGTATGCACTCATTCTTGCCCTGATATTTGGAAACCCTTGAATGTTCAAACTAAACACACCAGTCGTTGTAGTCGTTGTAACAAGAGTTGTTGCAGTGGTTTGTGTAGAGGCTTTCATTGCAATCGCAACATAGTTTGTGCCATCCACCGAGGCTTCAAATGTAATTGTGCCGGTGAATGTGCCAGTTACTTGAAGAACAACTGAATCTGCGGTTAAGGCAGTCAGCGTCAGTGCTTCGTCTGAAGCATTAAGTGTTGCGGATTCTATTGATGGAACTAACGACATGGTTATTTCTTCTTTCCTTTGAGGGCTTTGAAATCAGCACCGTTGATTTTGTTTTTAGGTTCTGCTGCTGAGGCAATCTTCTTTTGCTTTGGCGACAACTTCGGCTTCTCTTCACTCTTGTATTCAGCCTTCTCGGCTGCCATGTAAGCCTTTGATTTCTTCATGCCTTTGTATTCAGCCTTCTCGGCTGCTTCGTAGGCTTGTTCCATTGTTGGTTTGTTTTTCATTACATCTCCCTGCCTGAACGGCGTGGTTTCGTTGATGGCTTACCGGATTTTGGTGGAAGCATGCCCTTGTCCTTTGGCTTGACAGCACCAGGCTTTTTTGGAGCAAGCATCTTTGGGTCTTTATCTTCTGGTTTAGGTGGCTTTGCGCCAACGGCTTTCCTGTAAGCCTCACCCATTGGTGACTTACCAATTGCTATAACAATTCCAAACTTTGGCTTCTTCATTACTTTTTGTCCTTGCTCTTGGGCTTTGGCTTTGGCTTCTGGTACTTTGCCGCCTTGAGGGCGTCCTTCTTTGCTTGCTTCTCAGCAGGCACATCTATTTTCTTGACACTCTTTGCTGCCTTGACAACAGGCTTTCCTGCGTCTTTGATTCTCTTTTTCATATCAATTCTTTCCTTGCTGGAACCTTCTCTATCTCTCCGGCTTTAAACCGAGGAGAGTCTTCCATCTCTCGTTGACGCTCACGAACTGTTGGACCATGAAACTCTTCTTTGCCATGAGTAAAACCCAATCTCACGTTTTTGACATGACATTTGAAGCAACGACCTCGTTTTAGGTCATTTTCTGCTTCAATTGGCTTTGAACATGTCGAACACTGCATATATCTCCTATAAGTAAAGCGAAACCATTACCTAGCCTAGTACGACGAGAACTCTCCAATTAGATAGCGGTCTTTTTCCTTTTGGGGTTTCCTGAGTTTTGACGCAAAGTAGTTCAAAGTCCCAAACGGGGCATCGCTCTTTGGTCGGTATTCTGGAAGCCAAACGTACTTGAGCATCTGATTGGCAATAGCCAGGCTCATTACCCTGTCGTCATGGGGCGAGCCGTGCATTGAGCCATTGTCGTCACGAACAAAGGTCTTGAGTTCAGCAATGGTGTACTCGCACATAATCTGCAACACCCCATCTCTAATATTGGCGCTGAGTTCGTCAATTGCTAATGGTTTTGTCAGAGATGTCGTTCTCCAACCAAGTTGCTCAGTTTGCTCTGGATTGCGTTGGTTCAAACGGCGCTGGCGATACAGGTTGCTGTAGTTAGACCTATTTAAAGCCGTAAGGGTGGTTAAACCGTGGTTGTTTGATTCCACGCCCACCAATGCTTCGTTGTAGAAATGACCCAAGGCATATAAAACATCTTCCCCAAATTTGTCTGGGTCAATATGTCCATGCCAGTGGGCAACAATAAGTCCTGATTTAGCATCAATTACGTGGGCTGTTGAATAGTCGCCACGAGCCAATCCTTCTGCAACGTCTGCCCCGATTGCGTACACGGCGCCGAATTCTGGCAATCTCCAAATAGACAAAGGACCGCCAGATGACTCAAACATGTAGGAGTTTCTGACATCAGATGCTTTTTTGTTAAACCCTGACTTGGGGCGTTCTAGCTCAAAGCGGTTTAAGGAGTCAATGTCAAAGACCGGACGACCCGAACGAATAAAGGCTTCTTCCGGGTTTGACGGGTACTCCTGGTGCAACTGCCATGGTGGAAGTTCTAAGGCTTGTGCGTCATACCAAGATTGGTCACGGTCTCCGTTTGCTGACCATGGAAAGAAGATTCCATGAAAACGGTTTGTTCCATTTTGGGAACCACTCCATAGATTGTAAAAGATGTTGCCTTCGCCTTTAGCCGTGGACAAACAGATAACACGACCACCGACATCGGCAATAGGTTCAATAGATGCCCATGCCTGCTCAGGGTTTGGAAGGAACGCCATTTCGTCAATGATGGCTAGATATACGGATTCACCACGGGCTGGTTCGTTGGCTGATGGCAATGACTCAATAACAGAGTCGTTATCAAACGCCATCTTGAGCACATTGTTTTGTAGTAATTCAGGACCACTTAATTGTAACCAACGGGGGAGAAACTTATACATGTACTTGGCTTTAGAAAGTAGTTTGGCGGCTTCACGCTCGGTCTTTGAGAGCATGACCACAAACCTATCCGGCCAGAAGAATGTAAGCCAGAAAGCAAAAGCAGCAGCAAGAGTAGAAAAGCCAATCTGACGTGCTTTAAGAACAATCGTGTTTCTGTGTCCTAACCACGCACGAACAGTTGCTATCTGTGCTGGTCGCAACTCAAACTGAATACGACCCCTGCTTGGATGTTTAATGTAAACGTAGTTAGAACAAAAGAATTCAAATGCTTCTACCAGTTCTTCTACATCTGCATTTTCTGGTCCACGGCATTTTCTATAGTTGTATTCATTCAAGAGGTCGTTGAGTTCCATTTAGATGTTCCTCCAAAATTCTAAATTTGAGTATCGCTCTATTGTTTCAGGCAGGAAAATGTCTTTAGGGTCACGGGATTGTTTTTCCAAAGATGGTCGGATTGTGTGCAGGTGTTTTATACCTGTCAAACTGTTTTCTTTAATTCCCTCTATATTGCTGATGTTGTCGTATGAGTGCGTGAAGTTGTCTATTTCTAAGAACTTGTAGATTGCTTCTATTTCTTGTTGCGGATTTGCTATTAGATTGTCGTATTCAACAAAATGGAACATGTCACGATGTTGTGGAAAAGTAGCGTTTTTCATAAAATGAATGCAAGTTGGAATGTCTTTGTCGTATCCCATAAGCCAATCGGCTCGTCGGTCTGCAAATGGTTTGTCGGGAAAAGTGTTTTCTTTTACACGCTCATCAATAACATTGTTTGCTGATTCTGTTGAAGCATTAATGATTGTGTCAAATGATGCAAGAATATCTAATATATTTCGCACAGGACAAATGATTTTGATGTTCTGAGTTATATATTTATGTATTAGTTCGACACCAATAGGCTTAGTCCAATGAATATTTTTATCTACAACATATTTAACATTTTTGTCTGAATAAAAAATATGTGGAGTTGCACTAATAACGTTGTTAATACCAATATTTCTATCAAAGTCTTGGTTTTCAAGTTCGTCAAAATAGGTGGTTTGTTTGGCCATCATCCTGAACAACGGGCTCGCAGGAGACACCCACAAATCAGGGTTTTGATTAAGGATTGCTGAAAGAACGGTCGCTCCAGAGCGTTGCAATCCCGCCATGAAGAAAAATTGTTTCACTGTTTGAGTTCTAATTCCCTTACCTTAGCAGACAATTCTTGCACTGCTTTCACAAGCATGGGTACAAGACGACCGTACGATGCTTCTAATCTTTCAGGATTGTTGCGGTAAGTGAGTTGTAAATAATCGTGGGCGTCAACAGCGTCCTCTGCTTCAATGAGGTCTTGTGCCAAGAATCCAATATCTTTGATACCAAACTTTCCTCCGTCGCGCATCATCCAAGTGAACTCAACAGGTTCAAGGGTGTCAATGAAATCCAAACCAAAACGCAACGGATAAATGTCTTGCTTGTCGCGTTCATCAGACAAAGAGGTAATAGAAGTTACTTGACAGCGCAAAGCGGAGATAGATGAGTTACCTAAAGTTATTTCGTTGCTAACACTAGAACTAGACGAAGAAGCGCTAGTTCCAATAATGATTGAGTTAGAACCTGTAGCGAAGTTGTTCGTTCCGCTATTACCTGCGTCTTTTCCAATAAAAATGTTATTAGTGCCAGTGCTGATGTTGTATCCAGCAGAGTGACCTATGCCAACATTGTTAGAGCCAGTACTAGTAAACCACAACGCTTTCGCACCTATTGCAACATTCAAATCACCTGTTGCACCTGAACCGTAGTAATCGTAATACCCGGGAGCCCACCTAGACATAGCGGCATAACCCATAACCACATTTTCGACTCCTGAAGTGCTGTTGTAGTAGGAACCGTTGCCTGCGATTGTGTTTCTGTCTCCGTTAGAGAACCATGCGCACACATCACCAATGGCGGTGTTTCTTTCACCTGTAGTCAACTTGCCTAAAGTGTAAGTTCCAATACCAATGTTTCTTATGCCCGTGGTGATGTTGTACATGGATGCATACCCAATACCTATACCACGAACAGCGGTTGTTCTATCCTGTAAAGCAGTTTCACCAATACCAATGTTTTTTGTTGTGCTTGATTCAATGAACCAATATGGTGATTGCGCTGGTGATGCTTTAAGTTTCCATGCGCCAGGTCCGCCTGCGCCCGTGGAACTAAAAATCCATGTAAAATCTCCTGAAGTGAATTCTTGACCGTTGGTTGGTGATGTTGGGAAGTTAATTGCCATTAGATTTCCTGTTCTGTTTCTTCAACAACGGGTACGGGAATCCATTCATCATTGACTAATTGCCAACCAAAAGTAACTCCCGTTGGTGCTTCGCTTTCAAGCATGACGTTCTTAATGCTTTTTGGCAATCTAGATACGCCGTCCCACATAATTATGTTTTCAACGTAACCGTGTTCGTTAAGCACTAAATATCTCATCCGAATACCCACAATCTGACTCGTGCGCCACCGCCTGCACCACCTGCACCGCTGTTAGCGCTTCCGCCTCCGCCAGCGCCTCCGCCGCCACCGCCGCCGCCTGGTAAGCCACCTGCTCCACCTGCTCCACCCGTAGTGCTACTTGTCCCGCCGCCGCCACCGCCGCCACTTCCACAAAGACCATGTCCGCCTTTGGTGTTAAAAGTTACCGAACCTGCTGTTCCTGCTCCACCTGCACCAGCATTAGCTGTACCTGCAGCACCACCCCCACCAGTTGCAGGAAGGCTTCTTCCACTCGTCGTAGTTATGGCTGATGAATAAACGGTCTCGCATTCTCCGCCTACACCTCCAGCACTAACCGTATTTGCTCCTTTACCTCCAGCTCCGCCTCCGCCTCCGCCTTGCGTATTAAAGCCTTTGAAACCGTCACTTTGAGGCGAGCCAGTGGTAGAGTTTGCGCCTGCACCAAAAGAATTAAAAGAGATTGTTCCAGTACTTGGGGTTTGTAAAAAGGCTATATCCCCAGATAGGTAACCTTGTCCGCCCAATACACTGTTGAAGCCGCCAGTACCTGCCGTGCCGCCAAAACCACCAATAAAAGAAAAAGACAAACCAGTAGCAGCATCTGTTTCAATGGTTGTTACACCACCATCACTTCCTGCATTTGAGTTTCCGTTGGTTGCACGTCCTGCACCGCCTGCACCGCCTGCACCGATTGTTATGTCAATGTCGGGGTCATCGTCAAAAAATTCTTTGGCAGCAACAGTAAAACGGTGGTACATGCCTCCAGCACCACCGCCACCGCCTATGTTTTCAGTAGAGCCTGACCTACTACCTCCTGAACCTCCGCCACCAGCAGCGATAACTTCAAACAACAAAAGTTTTGCTGCTGCATTGGGGGTGTAAGTAGTTGTTGAGGTAAAAACTTGACTGTCAAGCAAACTCATTCCACCAGAAGCAGCAGCCCACTTGATACCGAGAGTTTCTGCTGAATCAGCAGTTAAAACATAATTGTTTGTTCCTACACCAAGACGAGCCAATGCCGACGAGTCGCGAGTAAGCAAATCGCCCTTCGTGGTTAATTGAGTTCCACCCGTCGCACCAGTAGCACCAGTAGCACCAGCAGAACCCGTATATCCTGTATATCCCGTATATCCCGTATACCCTGTGGCTCCTTGCGAACCTGCAGTACCTGTATATCCCGTATACCCTGTGGCTCCCGTGGATGATGCTGAACCTGCGGCACCTGTAGCGCCAGTTGCACCTGTCGGACCTTGGTTTGCTTGACCAAACTCAACCCATTGAGATGATGTGCCGTCGTTGTAGTAAATGTAGGTGCGTCCGTCGTCAGAGTTGTACCAAACTTCTCCGTCAACTGGTGGTGTTGGTGATGTTGGACCAGTAACAGTAAATTGTCCATCTGCACCTGTAGCACCAGTGGCACCCGTGTACCCCGTGTATCCAGTTGCACCTTGAGAACCTGTGTACCCCGTGTAACCCGTATAACCTGTAGCACCAGTTGCGCCAGTTGGTCCCGTAGGACCAGTTGCTCCCGTAGAACCAGTGGCACCAGTAGGACCCGTAGGACCGATAGGTGAAGGAATGATTCCAACAAGCTCGCCTGATGCAAAAGGATTTGTAGTACCAGGAAAAACAGAAACTTCCGAAACATCTAATAATAGCCAACCGCCTGATACTTGATAAACAGGCAGGCTTGTTACTACAAATTCTCTACTGTTGCCTAAAATTCCATTAAAAGTCAAAATAGATTTTGTAAGATAACTAAAATCAGTGCCAGCAGTAAATTGAGTAGTGCCAGCAGCATTTTGGGCAGAAATTGCTATCTGGCTGTTCCCAGCATTGATTCTAAAATAATTAGAACCTGGATTAGACATTGTTGTAGTGGTGCTAAACAACCATTTGTCTCCTGGTGGTGCGCCCGTAGGACCAGTTGCTCCAGTGGCTCCAGTCGCACCAGTTGCTCCCGTTGCCCCAGTGGCACCAGTAGCACCAGCAGAACCAGCAGAACCAGTTGGACCCGTTGCTCCAGTTGCTCCAACGTATGCAATATCAACTCTCAACTGACCGCTAAGTGTGGCTCCTGAACCGCCAGAAGAAACTGTTGAAACAGGAACAGTCCAGAAACCAGTTCCATCAGTTGTTGTTCCAGTTACCAACCAAATTTGATAGTTGGCTGGGGCGCTTGCATCGCTAAGAGTTATTAGGTATGGACTCTTAACACTTTGCCAAATAGTGCTCCAATCGGTATAGGTATAACCGTTTAGGTCATTGAATCGCAATGTAGTGGCACTCAACTGAGTTGCATTGTTCCAACCCATATTTCCAGAACCTGGGTCACCAGAGGTGGCTCCGTCAACAAAGTAGTTAGTTACTGATGTTGAATCACCAGCAGCGCCATCTGCGCCCTTCCAAATGATTTCAAACGTAACGGCAGTATCTTGGCTAAAGAATGTTGCACCTGTGCCACCAGAATCAATTACTACCGCAGGTATATCCCAGTAGGCACCTTGGTCAACGGTTGGGTTGATTACTTGCAGTACTTGGTAGTTTGCTGGCGTTGAAGTTTGGTAAATGCGAAGTTGATATGGACTATTTACTGGAGTGAATAGGTTTGCATTGTCGTTGCTATCAACATCGGTTTGGCTGATTTGAATATTTAAGACAGAGCCAAGACTTGAAATATTGTCCCATGCTAAATACGTAGAACCAGGGTTACCTGATGTTGTTGTTTTGTCAATTTTGTAATTTCTTGTGAAGTTGTTTAGACCTTGGGCACCTGTTGCACCAGTGGCACCAGCAGGACCTGTAGGACCTGTAGACCCTGCTGTTCCTGTGTACCCTGTATAGCCCGTATAGCCAGTAGAGCCCTGTGTGCCAGTTGCGCCCGTATAGCCTGTGTAACCAGTTGCTCCTTGAGAGCCTGTATACCCCGTGTAACCAGTGTAACCCGTCGCGCCTTGTACACCAGTCTGTCCTGTGTAACCAGTGTAACCAGTTGCCCCTTGTGCACCAGTTGCTCCCGTATACCCTGTGTATCCCGTTGAACCAGTAATACCTGTGTAGCCGGTGTAGCCAGTAGCACCTTGTGTACCAGTTTCTCCGGTGTAACCCGTGTAGCCAGTCGCACCTGTGGCGCCAGTAAGACCAGTAGGACCCGTAACCCCTTGAGAACCAGTTGCACCTGTCGGACCAGTAACGGTAGATGCTGCTCCCGTATAACCGGTGTAACCCGTAGGACCTGTCACCGTTGAAGTGGCGCCTGTGGCTCCTGTTGGTCCTGTAGGTCCTGTGGCACCGACGTTAATCAAAACCAAGATTACTTCGTGGTTGTTTGCAAAGCCTGGAGTTGTTCCAGTTCCACCGCTCGTAAGCAATGACACCGCTACTTCAACATAACCAGTTTGGTCAACAGCGTTAGAAGTTACATTGAACTTTTGGTAGTTGTTTGAATCGCTTGCATCTTGGATGTAAAGAACATCGTTGGTCTTGATAAGAGCAAGGAATATGTCAATGTCATATCCATCTTTGTCAATATGCGAGATTTGCAATTGCGTTGCAGAAGTTTGCGTGGCGTTGTTGTAAGAAATGTAAGTGCTGCCAGGGTCGCCAGATGTTGAAGTGGTTTTAATCTTGTAGTCATAGAACGATGACGATTGACCTTGTGCGCCAGTCGGACCAGTTACACCCTGCGTACCTGTGTAACCCGTATAACCCGTATAACCTGTTGAACCCGTAGCGCCAGAAATTCCCGTGTAACCCGTGTATCCGGTATAACCCGTTGCACCCTGCACGCCCGTAGCACCAGTAGCACCAGTAGCACCTTGCGCACCTGTGTATCCCGTAGGTCCAGTTATTGATGCACCCGTATAACCTGTGTATCCAGTAGGTCCTTGCGCGCCTGTGTAACCAGTTGCTCCAGTTTCTCCAAAACCCGTATATCCCGTGTAACCAGTCGGACCCTGTGCTCCAGTAGCGCCAGTTGCACCAGTTATTGATGCACCTGTATACCCTGTATACCCTGTAGGTCCCTGAGCACCCGTAGCACCAGTTACCGAGGCTCCCGTGTATCCCGTGTAACCCGTAGGTCCCTGAGCACCTGTGTAACCAGTAGGTCCTGTAACGGTCGAAGTAGGACCTGTGTAGCCCGTATAGCCAGTGGCTCCCTGGGCACCTGTTTCGCCTGTATATCCCGTATACCCTGTATAGCCAGTCGCGCCAACAGAACCTGTTGCACCTGTGGGTCCAGTGACAGTTGATGCAGCACCCGTAAATCCCGTGTAGCCCGTGTAGCCCGTATACCCCGTATATCCGGTGTATCCCGTATAACCCGTAGCGCCTTGTGGTCCAGTCTCGCCGTGTAAATCAAAGGCAACGCTAATTGCTAAAGCATTTGTAAATGCAGAACCGACGATTGAATAATAAGTAATCGTAAATGTTACGAAATTATTTACGGAGTCCAAAGTTCCAGAAGGATTTAACTGCCATATTTGAACGTTGGTATTAGTGGTGTTGTTTTGCATTGCAATGTAAGTAAATGTTTGTGCAATAAACCATGGCTCAAGGTCGTTGCCATACTTGTCTTTTGTACTGATAAACATTTGCGTCGCATTTGCTTGCGTTAAATTGTTCAGACGGATTTGTCCGTTTGAAATTCCTGCAGAAGTTGTCGTTGTACTAAACGTGTATTGAAGCGCACCAAAGTTCGGACCAGTTGGACCTGTGTAACCTGTGTATCCGGTGTAGCCCGTATAACCTGTAGCGCCAGTGTTTGTTGCAGCACCAGCAGTTCCGGTGTAACCCGTGTAGCCGGTGTAGCCCGTGTAGCCTGTGTATCCCGTATAACCCGTAGGACCAGTAACTGTTGAGTTGGCACCTGTTTGACCTGTGTAACCGGTATAGCCCGTGTAACCCGTTGAACCTTGCGAACCAGTCTGTCCAGTTGCACCCGTAGAGCCCGTATATCCGGTGTACCCTGTGTAGCCCGTAACACCTTGACTGCCAGTTGCACCAGTACTTCCAGTTGCCCCCGTACTTCCCGTGGCGCCAGTTGTTCCCGTAGGACCAGTAACTGTTGAGGCTGCTCCCGTGTAGCCGGTGTAGCCCGTATAACCTGTTGAACCAGTTGAGCCAGTAGCACCCGTTGAACCAGTTAAGCCTGTATAACCTGTGTACCCTGTGTAGCCCGTTGAACCAGTTGGGCCTGTTGGACCTGTGTAACCTGTGTAACCTGTATAGCCAGTAGTGCCGGTGTATCCGGTATAGCCCGTATAACCTGTATAGCCAGTCGCTCCTGTTGAACCACCACCACCCGTGTAACCCGTGTAGCCCGTGTAGCCGGTTACGCCTTGAACACCTGTATAGCCGGTATACCCCGTATAACCAGTGGCACCAGTAGTTGATGCAAAACCAGCAGGACCTGTATATCCGGTGTAACCAGTAGCACCAGTAGGTCCCGTAATTCCCGTCGCGCCTGTAGGACCTGTGTAAGAACTTAGATAAGGAAGAGATGTCCAAGCCGTCGTGCCATCGCCAATTTTTGCCTTGTTGGTGTCG